AAAAGAGAAGACGTTGGAAGCTAAGAAGCTTCTAGAGAAGGAGCAAAAAGCTCTCGATAAAAAGATTTCTGAAATAGAAAAGTCTAAGATGACTTTAGACAATCTTCAGAAACAGGTTGATATAGATAAAATAGAAATAGCTGAAAAAGAGAAGTTGGTAACCGAAAGAGAAGTCAAGGTTGCTGAACTAGAGAAAGATCTATCTACTAGAGAGACTACTCTCAGCAATAGAGAGACTTCTGTCTCTGCTCAAGAAGATGATCTTCTTAAGAAACAGGAAGAGACTGCTAAACTTAAGGCTAGTCTCGAAGACAAACTCAATAACTTAAAGGCAATTACATTATGAGCATTTCTGACGCAACAGAAAATAATATATTGAAGTTGATCTTCAATGCAACGGCCTGGGCTAACGTAGCTCAGAATAACGGTACGTCTCCATTGACGGATATAGCAGTTGCTCTCCATACAGCAGACCCTGGTGAAGCAGGAACCCAGACTACAAGTGAAGTTACTTATACCAACTATGCTAGAGTTAACGTAGTTCGTACTACAGGCGGTTGGACTGCATCTTCCGCAGGATCTACTTCTCCTGTAGCTAACATTGACTTTCCTGCAGGTACTGGTGGTTCAGGAACTGTAACTCACTTCTCAGTCGGTAAGACTGGTGGTGGTGCTACAGAAATCCTTTGGTCTGGAACCGTAACTCCTAATATCGTTACTGGTAACGGCGTTACTCCTAGACTTACAACTGCATCAACGATCACGTTAGACTAATGGCTAATAAAACAAAATCAAAGATAGTGGAAGCTGTTGGTGCCTCTTCAGGTACCTTAAGCCCGGATAAAACTCTATCTAAGAAAATAGAAGAGGCTATGACTGAGTCTATAACTAAGTCTTATGTAGATGGCATTACAGATCCGATTAAGATCAAAGCTAATATGATGGCTGCTAGAGAGAAATGCTTGTCTCAGCAGAAGTAGAGTGTCTTAAGAAAAATCGTATTTCTGATGCAAGACGCATTAGTTTACTAGAAAAATGGGTTGATATTATTGGATCGACTCCATTATGGAAACGTATTTGGTTTGTAATGCAAGGATATCGCTTTCGTCGATTAGGCGTCTGGTACCGCGCAAGCTGGAACAGGGACGGGTATGGCTACTGATCTCGTCCTTCGAACAACATTAGACTCTGGCCTTGGGGCCACAGGCAAATTCTTTCTTGACTTGCCTGTTAATAGTTTTGGGGCGGGCTTAGTAACTTTCACAGTTGACACAGCTGCCAGTGGAACGCAAATTCAGTGGACTCGCGAAACCGCCATTGACAGCGAAGTCGAGTGGGTCAGCGGTCGCGTACCGTCAGGAGGTTTTACACTTACGTCACTGACCTCTGTCGATATGTGGATGAGCGAGTCGATGACGACTGCCAATTGTGGCGGTCGCATCAGGCTGTTCAAACTGTCACCTTCAGGTGTCGAAACTGAATTAGCAGGAGGTCCCTTTGATGACGGCGTAGAGATTGGTGGTACGTCGCTGACGAATATGACGTGGACTGCCAATCCGACAGATACCGCCTTCGCTGAAAACGATCGTTTGCTGTTGAAGGTCTACATCACTAACATTGGTACGATGGCAGGTTCGCTCACTTGCGGCCTGGGTGTTAACGCTGCTTCTGGTGCTACCGGCGACAGCAAAATCGTTCTCAACGAGACGGTTGCTTTCAAGGCCGAAAGAAATAGTTCTGGCGAAGTTCTCTTGCTACACTTAGATGGAACAGATACTTCTACAACGTTCACTGATTCTAGCGTTCTCGGTGGACATACTTTTACAGCTGGCGGCGGCGCCCAGCTCGATACTGCCAAGGCAAAGTTCGGCTCTTCGTCGCTCCTGCTCAATGGCACTGATGCTTTCATAAAGCTCGCCACCCATTCGCAGGACTTCGCCTTCCTGCGGGGCGACTTCACTCTCGATTTCTGGCTCTGGAGGTTTACGGCTGGCGCGTCGCACGTACTGTTCGACTGTCGCCCTGTTAGCTTTACCGGCGGCGATTCCGGTCCTGGTGCTGTGCCGATAGCCTTTTTGCAGTTGAGTCTGCTTGCCGATAATACTCTGCAGTTGTTCGTTGACCAGTCGGGGCGAATCAACGGCACCACGGCGCTGACAACTGGGCAATGGTATCATGTCGCGCTCACACGCAGCGGAAACGACCATCGTCTGTTCCTCGACGGCGTGCAGGAAGGTTCTACTTACACCGCAGATTGGGATTACCACTGTGCCTTCGGGAGGCCGTACTTCGGGGCGAGTTCCTTCATTGAGGCTGGGCAGGCATTTACAGACGGGTGGATGGATGAAATCCGCGTTCTTAGAGGACAAGCAGCGTGGACTGCTAATTTCACACCACCGACAGCAGCGTATTCAGTTGCATCTAAACCTTTTATGCGCCCAATACCACGTTTTTATAGTAGATCTTTTTAGGAGAAAATATGGGTAGAATATATACAGTATCTTTCGCAGGCACGGTTACTGCTGCGGGTACAGACACAGATTATTTAGAAATTGCACCAGCAGATGATAAGCCGGTTAAATTGCGTGGTTGGTCTATTGGACAAACATCTGAAATAAAGGACGCTGAAGAAGAAGGTCTAAGGTTTTCAGTGATTCGTCTACCAGCTACATTTACAACTGGTAACGGTACTGCTACTACACCAATACCTATGGATTCAGCAGATTCTGCTGCAGGTGCAACTTGTGAGACTAATGGTACTACAGTTGCCACTACCAGTGGTACTGCTGCAGTATTAGGAGAGTATGCTTGGATTAATAGGAATACTCCTTGGGATTATTTTTATCCAGATACTAATTTCTGTCCTAAAGTTAAACAAGGTGAAGGTCTAGTTGTACGTCAACAGACTACACTCCTCGATGACATGAGTGTAGCGTGTACGTTTTGGATTGAAGAAGAGTAAATTAAATGCGGTCCGTCTATCGACCGCGCCTAACTAGACGATTCCGTAAAAATCGTTGGGCTCTTTCTAAAGACTCTTTTAGCTCAGCGACAGCTTCCGCTACTGGAACAGGTGTTGCAACTGGTGTAGGCGCAAGTACATTTGCAGCTACAGCCTCTGCATCAGGAACTGGTGCAGCTACAGCAGTTGGTACTGGAATTAATTTTGCTGCTGCTAATGCTTCTGGAACAGGAGCAGCTAGTGGTGTAGGAGTAGCTTTCTCTGCTGCTGTTGGTTCAGCCGCAGGTACAGGTGCAGCTACTGGAATAGGAGCTTCTACTGCTGCTTCAACAGCCTCTGCCGCTGGTACGGGTGTTGCAACGGGAGTAGGTGCGAGTACAGCTGCTAGCACAGCTTCTGCAACTGGTACAGGCACAGCTACAGCTGTAGGCGCTTCTACCGCAGCTTCTACAGCATCAGCTTCTGGTGCAGGTACGGCAACTGCTGTTGGTACTGGAATTAAAGATGCTGTAGGCAATGCAACAGGAACTGGAGCAGCTACGGCTGTAGGTGCTTCAACAGCTGCCTCAACAGCTTCAGCTTCAGGGACTGGCGCTGCCACTGCAGTCGGAGTCTCAATATTCTCCGGTGTTGGTAATGCAGCAGGTACTGGTGCTTCCAACGTAGTTGGCGAAACTATAACTGGCGGCGGTACTACAGATGCTACTGCAAGTGCTTCTGGCACAGGCACAGCAACTGGTATAGGTGCAAGTACTGCAGAAAGTACTGCATCAGCAAGTGGTGTAGGTGCTGCTACAGCAGTAGGTGCAAGTATCTTCTCAGCTACAGCAGCAGCCAGTGGTACCGGAACTGCTACTGGAGTAGGTACTGCTATAAAAAATTCAACAGGCTCTGCCAGCGGTACTGGTACAGCCACAGGTATAGGAGCTTCCTTCGCAGCTTCTACAGCTTCTGCATCAGGAATTGGTGTAGCATTAGGAATTAGTATTTCTACGGCAGCTTCCGTAGGTAATGCTTCAGGCACAGGTGCAGCTTTTGCTCAAGGTCAAGACGCAGCGGCCCCCGCTGCTGCTGCCCCCGCAACTGTTTTGTTTGCTTATGTAGGGAGAATGAAAAGTAATTATGCAAGTTGAGAAGGATTATAAACCAGATAGAGGAGCATTGCGTGCAGATGTTGGGCCACTTACACAAGACCCGACTGCGTTAACTACACAGCAATTGCTTCGTGAGAACTTCTGGCTTCGTGAACTTACTGAAGCTAAGATTACACAACTTGAACAGCGTATGGAAGCAAGTGACAAAGCTGTTGACTTGTTGCAACAGTTTACAAATCGAACTCCTACGACCAAAGATATACAACACGAAGTAATGGCCCTTCGTGAAGTTATGGTGGAGAAGTTCCAAGGCATTGATACACAGCTTCGAGAACGTGATGTTCAAACTGACAAAGCATCTAGAGATGTTAAGTCAGCTGTCGATGCTGCGTTTGCTGCTGCTAAGGAAGCAGTTGGTGAACAAAACAAATCTAATGCTCTAGCTATTGCTAAGAGTGAGGCTGGCTTTACTAAACAAATAGATAGTCTCGCTGAACAGAATAAAACTAACATGCGAGGCGTCGATGATAAATTTGGGGATATCAAAGAACGCCTTACAGTAATTGAAAGTAAAACTAGTATTTCCGATCCTTCAACGGCGGTTAACCTAGCAAAACTTCAGGCTGCCGTGGATCGACTGTCCTCTTCGGCTGCCTCTGCTGATGGACGGTCGTCAGGTATGACAGCAATGTGGGGATTTATTGGGGGTGCTGTCGGTCTTGTAGTTGGAATCATAGTTGCTGCTGCTGCTCTAGTTAAAATGGGCGTAGCCAATTAATGGCTAGAAAATTATCAGATGAAAGATTACAGCGTCGAACACTAGCTGAATCTAGTTTAGTAGAATTTATTACATTAGTACATCCTAGACGGTTACTAGGAAATGTTCATAGAGAAGTCATTAGTTGGTGGACCAGGCAAGATGCCAAGAGTCATCAACTTCTACTGCTTCCTCGTGATCACATGAAAAGTGCTTTAATAGCTTATAGGGTTGCTTGGGAATTAACTAAAGATCCTACGCTTAGAGTTTTGTTTATATCAAGTACCTCTAACCTGGCAACCAAGCAGCTCAAGTTTATTAAAGATATTTTAACATCTGACACTTATCGTTTATTCTGGCCTGATATGGTTGAGAAGGATGAATCTAAACGGGAGAAATGGACAGAGAGGGAAATATCCATTGATCACCCAGAACGTAAGAAAGAGTCTATACGCGACCCTTCTATTTTTACTGCTGGTCTTACTTCCAATATCGTTGGTATGCATTGCGATATTGCTGTTCTGGATGACGTGGTGGTTGAAGCTAACGCTTATCTAGATGAAGGTAGAACTCGAGTAAAAGACCAGTATTCGCTCCTATCATCGGTCGAAACGGTTAACTCTAGAGAGTGGGTTGTTGGCACTCGTTATCACCCTAAAGATTTGTATTACGATATATCAGAAATGGAGATTGAAAGTTACGATGAACTGGGAAATGTTATTTCAACGGAACCCTTATTCGAGGTTTTTGAGCGACAAGTTGAATCAATTGGAGATGGAACTGGCGAATTTCTCTGGCCGCGCCAGCAACGTTCGGATGGTAAATGGTTCGGCTTCAACAGGGAGATTCTCGCTACAAAGAAATCACAATACCTTAATAAGGTACACTTCCGGGCCCAATATTATAACGATCCGCACGACGTCGATTCCTCACCGATCCAAAGAGACTTGTTCCAATACTACGACCAAAACTATCTCTCCCGTAGAGACAGTCGGTGGTACTTCAAAGGAGACAAGCTCAACGTCGTTGCCAGCGTCGACTTCGCTTACTCAACGGGCAAGAAAAGCGATTTCACGTCTATTGTCGTAGTAGGAGTAGATGGACATCTGAATTACTACGTATTAGAAATAGATAGATTTAAGACAGATAAGATATCTGAATATTTTAATAGGATACTAAAGCTATATCAAAAATGGGGCTTCAGAAAAATAAGAGCCGAAGTAAGCGTAGCGCAAGCGGTTATAGTACAAGACTTAAAGGACAATTACATTCGCCCTTATGGGCTGTCTCTAGTGGTCGATGAATATAGACCTTCTAGATGGCAAGGTTCTAAAGAAGAACGCATCATGGCTGTTCTAGAACCTAAATATGCTAATCATCAGTTATGGCACTATATGGGGGGTAACTGTCAGGCGCTAGAAGAAGAACTAATCTTTGCTAATCCTGCTCATGACGATATCAAAGATGCTTTAGCTTCAGCTGTCGACTTTGCAGTAGCACCATTAGATTTATATAAACTGAAGAAAGAAAGTGCAAATGGATTTGAATATCATAGTAGATGGGGCGGAGTGGCATGACTTCTAAAGTCTTAGAACTAGACGACGTCATTCAGCCTGATCAACTAGCTGTTCGTATTACTGAGAAGTGGATTGAATGGGATTCCTTACGTCAACGTAAGAAGCAAGATTGGGAAGAGATTCGTCGTTACGTCTACGCTACTGATACAAGCCACACTACTAACTCTTCACTGCCTTGGAAAAACAAGACTACTGTTCCTAAACTCTGTCAGATCAGAGATAACCTATATGCTAACTATGTAGCTACTCTATTCCCACAGCGTAAGTGGTTGACTTGGGAAGCTAACAACAAAGATTCTAATTCAGTTCGTAAGCGAGATGCGATTGTCAACTATACGACTTGGATGATCGAACAACCTTCTTTTAAGGAAGAGATGGATAAAATCATCTTAGACTATATTGATTTTGGTAATTGCTTTGCCACTGTTGAATGGATAGATGAAAGAGTCCAGACTTCTAATATGACTCAAATGGGTTATGTTGGACCTGGTATCAGACGTATCAGTCCATTGGACATAGTTATGAACCCTACGGCAGAGAACTTCAGATCTTCTCCTAAGATAGTGAAGTCAGTAACTAGCCTAGGTGAACTTAAAGATCTATTAGAGAAGCTGTCCACAGATGAGAACAGAAATGAGTACGAGGCCCTTTGGGACTATTTTAAGGATCTCCGAAGAAATGCATCCACCTTTGACGGTGATTGGCAGCAACGAGACAATCTATATTCGGTCGACGGTTTTACATCTTTCAGAGATTATTTGAATTCAAACTCCGTAGAGATATTAACTTTCTATGGTGATCTCTACGATGCAGATAAC